CTTTAGCATCCGCTCTTTGTGGGGTGAGTCCACGGTTTCTGATGTGGTCCATCTTTGGTACCCGTTAGTTCCGTTGATCTCCCTCATTTTGGCGGTTGTTTGCTGCTTGCTCGCGTGGCGTTGCCGACGGGCAAGTAGTTCTATTCGTAATATCGTGAAAGTGGACGGACCCACGATGGGACCCATGGAGATGGCTGTACCACGTCTTGAAGGAGATACTATCCTAATCGACGCTGGAGGTGAGATCTATGAGTTTTCCATGACTGTGACGGAGTTCAGCGATCTCGTGCTTAAACAGCGCGGGCGCATGCTATTTTGCGAGCGAGCGCAGGAACTGGCCAAGCCAGTTATATTCGACCCTTCGCCTCAGTACAGAAGGGTTGATGTTAAAGAATCTACGCTCCCTGGCTCCAAACACAGGATCCTCCACTCTCTCCCTAATTCGTGCGTTCAGATACACGCCGAACCCGGGGCGCACCGTTTAACCGGGGTCCACGGGGGAGGCGTGCGTGTTGTTTATGGTAAGAAAACTTACCTTTACACGGCATACCATGTGATTGAGCACTTGCTCTCACAGGATGGCGTAGACACAATTTGTTTGCGGGCTAATGGCAACGATGTCCAGATGGAGAAAGATCTCAGGTTTGTGGCTTTTTCTCGAGCTCTGGATTTCGTTGTTATTGATGTTCCCGAGAGGGCATGGAGCAAGCTCCAGGTCAAGGCGGCTAAACTCGCCAAGAACTGGCCAAGTGGAGCGGCAGTACGTGCCATCCATTGTGATGGTGCAGGAAAAGCCTCCATGGCCCACGGGTACCTGCAAAGCATGGAGAAGGGCTTGCTGACCCACACCGCAAGCACGCGCAAAGGTTCTTCTGGTTTCCCATTGATGAACCTAGGAGGCAACTTGGTGTATGGGGTGCACGTTTCAGGCGCTAGCACCCTCAACAAGTGCTCCCCTGCCTTTTTCCCTTTTGGGGGAAGGCGGGGCGCGAGCAAGAAGAGTGCGGATGGTGTCCTGGAAAGCTCACGGGATGACTACCCCGATGACGAACTCATTCGAGAGTTCACCTATGAGGAGTGGAAAGATATCGAAAGATATCACATCGCGCGGGAGCACCTCGGTGAGGATGACTGGGACGACTTTTACGACGAGCAGCTTGGCGGGGATGACCCTTACGCTAATGATTTCGACAACAGAGAGGAAGTGGCGGATTACTATAATGCCCTCGATGATCGCTACAATGAAGCCATTCTTCGGTTTTTCGGGGACAGATTCGTTGCAGATCGATCTGGCGAAATGACTGGTCGTGAGAGCCTGAACCCGGCGCAGTACGCAGCCTCAGTGTTGGCTAACCGCGCCCGGCATGTTTATGGCTTTGACGAAGATGAGTTCGAGTCCAATGGCCGAACCATTATAGTCCACGACAGTAAGATCTCAGGCGATCGCGCTCTGCGCCGCCAGGAGAATGAGCGTATGGCTGACATCGCCGCACAACGGAAAGCTCTGCTGCGCACTCGTGATCAGATTGCGAGTGAGCGCCGTGAGCTTGAACGTCAAACTCGCTCATATAGGGAAAATCTCCAACGGAAACGGGAGGCGCTTAAAGAGGCTCAAATTGAAGCCCAACGGCGCCTCAAAGAACTGAAGGAGGCCAAGACTGCTTTCCTCAAAGAGCATGAGGCCAAAGCAGCCGAGCTGGACCGAGCTATTAATGCCATGTCCAGCTCACTCCCTAGTGAAAGCAAAGACCATACGCATGAGGATTTTCGGCGGAGGCTGTCACCGGGCCAGCCCGAGCCAGAAAGTCCGGTGAAGGGAAAGAAAGTTACATTTCAATCCCAGGGCCAGCACGATACGAAGAACTCGAAACCTATCGAAACTACTCAGGAATCCACTGGCTCGAAAGCACCCCCCAGCTCATCGGAACCGAAACGCCCTCCGTTGAAGCACCACTCACCTGGGTCGGAAACTGGAAAACTACCGCGCCGCCGGAAAAGGCGCCGCGCGGCTTCGAACCGGAAGAAGCAATAAAAGTCCTTCCGGGACTTTCCGGTTATGTCATGCCCCCTAGGGGTGAGGCAGCCGTCCTAGATTCAATAGTTATGCAAGCTGCGCGCTACCAGGTTGGCGCGGAGCCTACCCGAGACCTTAGGCAGAAGCTATTAGATAGAGCGCTTAGAGAATGGCCCCACGTCAGCGTCCCCTCACACTGGGTACCTGATTCTGAGGGCGCAATACAGTGGGATCTTGTGCGAGAGCGTATAGTTAATATCCTCCGCTACGAGATCAAATCAGATGCTTCCCCAGGCTTTCCCTTGTCAAACATTGGGGATAACACTAAAGTTATAGAGACGATGGGGGAGGATTTCATAGTTAGCGTAGTCATCTCCCGTTTGAAACTCCTTTTGTGTAATGACTGCCTGGGGACTCCTATGTCCCTGGTTGACGAATCGCTCTGCGATGCCGTCTCCTTATTCGTAAAGAATGAACCACATCCTGAGAAGAAATTCCTGAGCAAGAGGTGGAGGCTAATCTCCTCAGTCTCCCTCGTTGATCAGGTTATCGACAGGTTGCTACACACCAGACAGAACAAGGTGGAGATATTTCTGTGGCACAAATTGCCTAGCCTACCTGGCATGGGCCTTACCACAGAGACCGATTACAAACGTATCCTCCGCGCCGCCAATAGGCGTGCGGAGAAACATGGCACAGGCATAGCCTGTGCCGACGTCAGCGGTTTTGATTGGTCCGTTAAGGAATGGCAAATAATGTTGGATGCCGAGATCCGCACCAAGTTGATGCGTGGCTGTCCCAGTTACGTTCGCGATTTGATGATACGTCGAGCTCGGTGTCTTTGCCGCAGTCTTTACTCCACGCCGCAAGGCAAATTGATATCGCAAGATGTCTTAGGAGTAGTTAAGTCCGGCACCTTTAACACTTCCTCCACCAACTCACGTATCCGCGTCCTTATGGCGTGGGCGGTTGGTGCTGAATGGTGTGTGGCTATGGGTGACGATAGCCTTGAAGCCCCTGTAGAATGTGCTGTGGAGAAATATGCAGAACTTGGGCACCGGGTCACGGATTATGAAGTGGCCGAGGATACCTTTGAGTTCTGCTCCCACACATTTCACATGGATGGTTCCGGTTGGTACCCGACCGACCCTGTCAAGAGCCTATACGGCTCCGGGGTTAAGGGTTTCCGACCGGAAGCCGACCAAGCTTTAAGGAACTATGTTCAGCGTCACCCACATCGAGACAAATACCTCGAGGTCTTAGACCTTATTGAGAGGCACCATAGCCCGGAAACTGTTCCTGCGGGGAATAATGCCCAGCAAGAAAACCCGGGAGATACACAAGGGCGAGCGGCGCGCCCGGCGTCGCGCCCGGCGCAAGCGCAATAAGCAGCTAGCGCATGGACAGAAAGGGCCCCAACGAGCTCAGGAGTCTACACCACTTCGTGATGTGGGCTCTGCGCTTGGGGGCATTGCTGGCTCCCTACTTGGCGCCCCTAAGATTGGATCACTTCTGGGGGGCGCGTTGGGTTCCGGCGTTGGTAAGTTGTTTGGCTCCGGCGAGTACCACGAGGCACTGGAAAGTGAACTCGGTGCTCCCGTTGCCGAACCTGCCGACATGCCGGAAACCAATTCTCTGGTAGAGCCACTGTCCTCCAATGATCTGGTTCCTCTCATGCACCAAGACCAGGAAGGCGCTGTCACAATCACACGGAGAGAGTATATTCGAGACATAACAATCTTGAATTCCGGGTCCAATTTCAATTTCTACATTGGACCCGGACAGCAACAATTCGTGTGGTTGTCTGGCATCGCCAAGTCCTGGCAGAAATTTGCCTTCACTGGCCTTGCTATGGAATACGTGCCTTTGAGCGGTACTGCGGTCTCATCAACCTCAGCAGCGCTTGGGCAAGTAGCCATGTGTTTCAGCTACAATGTGGTTGAATCCACAGCAGCTTGGCCAAGGGGGGTAAACGCCGCCATTCTGAACATGAACGGCGCAGTTGGCTGTTCCCCGGCGGCCGCGGCAACCTGCTATATGGAGTGCGATCCCAGGCAGGCCGTTAACCCCTTCTGCTTCATAAACAATGAGCAACCGGCGGTGGCAAACTGGTCCGAATCGGACTATTTTCCCGCCGAGTTTCTGCTCAGAACTTCTGGAGCACAGGAGTTAACGACTCCCTTCGTATGTGGTGCGCTTTGGTGCACCTACGAAGTGGTTCTTCTTGAACCTCGCCCGGTTGATCCCTCGCCGGCACTTTCCTTCATGAATATGCCGGCTTTCAAGGACTTCGTCTCGGTCCTTAACGAAAAGCGCGTGTTGTCTAACCACTGTGGACCATACACTGACAAACAGGTCATGCTCCGCGCGGCGGAGATGAGGCGTTTGGCTGCCATTCTCAGGTCTCTGCCCTTCGCAGATGCCTTAGAGAAAGCACGCCTACAGTCTTGGTCCATTCGTGAGGAAGACGACACAGCCACAGACCAGCAGGACCAGGTCGACCTAATTGTGTCCCAGTTGGAAGCGAAATACAAGGCGCTATCCACTGAGATGGACACTTGGGTGCAGCCCGTTTTGACCTCAACCGGGTCAAAACGACCGAAGTATTGAAAGGGTGGTTCCCTTTTCATTGTAGGAATGTACTTAAACCTGTTTCCACAGGCCTTGTAAACCTACATCCGAAGAGAGGTGATTCCTCTCACAACACTCCGCCCCGGCGCGATGTAAAACTCTCCGGGAGGGCCCTAGGGCCCTGGGTCCTCAAGCGAATCCTAAACGACGCA